CAAATGATTCTTCATACGAGCTTAAAAGTACAAAAAGTACAAAGCAAATAACAAAAGCAGACGTTTATGATAGGATTTATAAATACATTTCAGACGATGAATTTAAAAATACTACTGATATGTCTGTCGATGACAAGGCAAAACATCTACACAATTATATATATGTAGAAGGTAGAGAAACAAACATTAATAAATCACTCAAAGCTAAATAATTCTTCTTCTGAAGAATAATATAATTCATTAGGCTCTGGTTTAATTTTATCTAACTTTTTACAATAAGTTTCTATATTTATATTTTGAATTTTATTAGTTTTATCAATCTTAAAAAGAGCTACATCTCCAAAAAATGCATCAGAAGTAAAGTAAAAAACTGTTATGTTTTTAACATTATCGGAATCATTATATAAAATTATGTAATTATCATATTTTATACTTTGATTATAGTCTGTGTAATTACTTATTTCGAGAGTCTTATCCGAAGTCTCGCATTCTAATATCTCACCATTTTGCTTGAAAACTAAATACGTCTTCATTGTTACTATATACAACTATATATTATTACGTAATTTAACGAGTATAATTATTTCTAAAAAATACTAACATTAAAAAATCATTTAAAAAAATATATTATATAGATATATCAACTAAATGTCTATTTTTGAAACTAATCGGGTTTGGAACAACGAAATTAAGGAAAAAGTCAAGAACGCTGATTCAGCAGAAATAGAAGAATATTTTCATAGCTTATCTAAGAAATGGACAGTTAGTAAAAATGATATCATAGATGTTGCATGTAGAAATTTAAATATTAAAGATATAGTTTCTATAGATATGGGGGTTTTACAAATAGAGTTAGAAAAAGCTCTTTATGAGGCTACATCCGTCTTTACTAAATTTAAAACTTCAGTTGAAGATTTTGAAGAACATAAATCAGAATGGGATAGAATATATGAAGTAATTTATTATAGTCAGCGTCTTTTAAGAGACATATATCTTCTAAATAAAACAACAGATGTTTCTAATAACAGTCTTTCTAATGAAGACCCTGATATCCTATTTAAGTATAGCAGATATACAGATGATTCTAAAAAGACTCCTTATCAATGTCTATTGCTGTATCTTCTAGATCTTTTTTCAGAAGAAGGGTTTACTAAAACCGGCGGTAATCTTTATAAACCGATATATAAATACGGTAATAATACGCATGCTTGGGAAAAGGCATGTTCTATTAAAGAGTTTATTTATCAAAAAACTGATCATAAGATTAATTTTGAACAGTGGAAAAACGCTACAGCAAGCGGAGGTAGTAACGTAAGTAACGCAGAAAAATACTTTGGTGAGTTTATAGGCCCGGAGCTCCCAAGTCTTGTTAAAGATAGACATTTGTTTTCATTTAAAAATGGCAATTATATCACGAAGTATAATATCTCTCCTCCCGGAGAGATCCCTGTTTATAAAGATATCTTTGTTCCATACGATACTTCACATGAATACATTAATAACTTTTCTATCTCTTCTAAATATCATGATCAAACTTTTGTAGAATTTGATAATTTAGATACTGATGAAAATTGGTTTGATACTATTATGGACAAGTGTCGTACTTTTAAGAATCTTCTCGATTATCAAGAATTTACAGTTGAAATTCAGCAATGGCTTTGTACTTTTATGGGAAGAATGTGTTTTGAACTTGGAGATCTAGACAACTGGCAAGTTTTGTTTTACCTACTTGGTCAGGCCGGTGCTGGAAAGAGTACTATTTTAATGAAAATTTTGCATAAGTTTTTTGACGACGAAGATGTTGGAGTAATAGCTAATAATATTGATCCTAAGTATGGTATCAAACCACATGCAAATAAAAAGGTAGTTTTGGCACCTGAGATTTCTGAAAACTTTAAGATGGAACAGACTGATTGGCAACTTATTGTTGAAGGAGGTCGTAATACTTATTCTGAGAAATATAAAAATGACGAAACTATTGATTGGAAACTTCCGATGGCTATGGGAGGTAATAAAATCATGAGATACAAAAACAACTCAGAGAGTGTTTCTCGCCGAACAGCTATCTTTAATTTTTGGAAAAAGGTAATTAATACTGATACTGAAATAGATAAGAAGCTTCAAAAAGAGTTGCCTTGCATTATGAAACTATGTGTAACATCCTATTATAAGACTATTGAAAAACATGGAAAGAAAGGTATCTGGAATATATTGCCTAAATATTTCCACGAAAATAAAGAAGAAATGGAACAAGCTACTAATACACTACAGAACTTCTTGAGATCAGGAAAGGTAATATTCGGTTCTAAGTTGTATGTACCAATGAAAGTGTTTCAACAAGCTTTTAATGATCATTGTCGTGATAATAATCTACCAAGAGAACAGTTTACAAAAGACTTTTATGGTGCTATATTTACTAATAACGGTATTAAAATTACTCAACAAGGTACACGAGAGTATCCACAGAACTCAGGAATTCTTCTTAAGCGTAATACTTTCTTCAATGGAATAGACATACCCACAGATGATAACGATCTTGAAGATCCTGAGTAAATTTTACGTTGTAAAAATATAAATAAAATAATAAATATTTACAAATGCCAAAGGTTAAAGCCGAAGCTCCTGTAGAGTTATTCGCAGAAACTCCGAAAATTGATTCCGGCTTAAATATAAATATTATTTTATTTTTAGTAATATTTGTAGTTGTTTTTCTTACTGGATACATTATGTATAAATTTTATAAAAGATTAAATTCAATAACAAATGATTTAAATGAAATCAAAGAAATTGGTCCTCAAATAATTCATGTAGAAAGTCCTAATATAGAAGAACCTAAAACCGACACTAACAAAGAACCAGACGATAAACTTAAAACAATTAAAGAGATTCCAGAAGAAACAGTGGAAGAACTACCAGATGTTGAAACATTCGATGTTGATAAGGATTAAAAACAATCTATAATCTTATTAAAATAATTGTATTCGTATTCGTTTATAAATAGATTCCAATTAATATCCTGAAGTATTTTATTTTCTAAACTACCAGATCCTATTATTTCATTATCAGAGATGTATTTATTTGATAATATTAAACTTGATTCTACAATGTCATTTATATTTTTATCGGTAATTTTATTATTCTGAGAATACCTATAAATGTATATTATACATGCTGTGATATCTGTTTCATCGACAAAATTATAAATATTTTTATACTTTCTAATTAGATTATATATTTTAACATCATTATAATTATAAACCTTACCAACCCCGTTTAATATTTTCTTCAAAATCATCTATATCTAATATAAGATATGTTTATTATTTTTTAAAATTAATAAAATATTTTCAAATGTATTCTTGTATTCTATTAAATTATTGCCGCCGGTTATTATTATACTTCCGGGTCTAAATACAGCACATGTTATGAATTTATCTAAACAAGAAGTGTTTGTCTTAACATTGATACCGGGATATTTACTAGGATTAAATGTGTATCGTTTAATAAAATCATATTCGTTTTCATCTACGCATTTACAAAACAAAGACTGTTTAATATTTTTATCTATCTTAAAATCAGAATTTATCATGCATATTCTAACATTAGAAATAAATGGTTTGTTTATAGAACTTATAAATGCTTGAATATTTAAAAGTCTATTAAATATCTTACGAATTACATAGGTCGCTGCTGTTATATTTAGTATACCTGCTATTTGTATATTTCCATTTGTGAAAATTTTAATAGAAACTTTATTTTTATTTTGATATTTTGTACCTATGTATGTATTTATACAGTTATAAAAAGAAACTTGTCTACTATCTTGAATATAAATTTCGGAATATTTTTGAATATCTATATCGCAATTAAAACTACAACATACAGTCATAGTAGATATAGACCATTTTTTAATCAAGTTGATATCATCTACATTTGATATATTACTTATATAATTATAGATGTTATAAAATTGCTTAAAGTTTTCGTTGCAAATACAATTATTGTATTTACGCTTTGGATCGCAAATTTTGCAGACCATCTTATACCTTTATATTCTTTTTTCCTTTATATTGATTTTTTTTGTAATTTATTCGTTAAACTTTAAGGCAGTTATTAGATTAAGATAATCAAGTACAAGTATACAGTTCATTTTATCAAGCTCTATAAGACTTCTCTTGCATGAGTTTATAATAGTCAGGCAGTCTTCTTTAGAGTGATTCTTAACTAATATGTGAATATAGTATATAAATCTAGGAAGTATATTATCATATATATTGTCAAGAGATATATAGTCAATATTAGTTATTTCTGATATTAAATCATACAGACAATATAATATTATATTGAGTTCTGTATTTTTAATCATGTTTTGAGATATAATTATTTTTTTAGTATTCTTGCCATAATAGTATCTAATAAGTTTATTTATCTCATTTAATTTAATATCAGAAATAATTAATCTTGTACAGGGATCCCTGTTTTCATCTGAAACATTTAAATATTTAACGAATGTATAAAAATCGTAATAAAAAAACTTTCTGTTTAATTTTATACATATAAAAGGATATCTTAATTTTTCATGAGTTATAGGACAAGTATTGTCTGTCATTAACTTATTTCTTATATATCTTTGTATAATTTTACTTGCATTATTCTCGTTTAAAAAAGAAATCAGTTTATTTTTTGAAAATTGTGATGTATATTTTATATTATTTATTTTAGATATATTTCTTAAACACCTCAACGGTAATAAATTGTTATACTGAATTAACATTCAAAGTAGTTATTAAATATATTTAATATTTTTATATTAATTTCTTTCAATAATTTAAAAGAATAAAATATATAATTATCAATGAATTGTTTTAAAATTTCTAAAAAAGAAGTGCACAAAGACGATAGAATGTCTATACATGCTAAACATACAGAAACTATAGAAAAGATTGAAAATGAAAAAGAAAATTTACAAATGTATATTAAACAATTAGACGTTCTTAACAAGATTAAAAATAGTAATAGAAAAAAGATTCAGATGTCTAAATTAGACGAACAAATTAAGACTCTACAAGAAAAAATTTACAGAATTAAAAATGATACAGATATGTCTGAATATCTATTTAAATCATTAGAATTCATAACAGAAATTGACAATCTTGAATACACAGAAACTGATAATAATAACTCGGGTGATATATTCAATTTTATTTCTATAACAAGTGAAAAGAAAAATGAAGATCTTTACAGACGATATATGGCTACTTGTTTTCCAAATGAAACATCATACAGTAAAGTTACAATTTCTAAAAATAGAAACATTTGTCCAGATTGTAATGTAGCTTTAATTAATGATATTTCATCTGGAATTTCTATTTGTTATGATTGTGGATTAACTGAAACTTATAATTTTACTAAAACACCCGAATGGAATTCGGTTGAATCACACGATTTCATTAAACCTTATAGTTATAAAAGAACTAATCATTTTAAAGAATGGATAGTTCAGATACAAGGAAGAGAAGGAACATTTGTTCCGGAAGAAGTTATAAATTTACTTCTTATAGAAATTAAAAAAGAAAGACTTTTTAACAAATCACTTATAACATTTGCTAAAATTAAGGAGTTTCTTAAGAAGCTTAAATTAAATAAATACTACGAACATATTCCCAATATTATACATAAAATAACAGGAAATTCTCAATTAGTCATTGATGACGAATTAGAAACAAAACTATTAGATATGTTTAATAAAATACAGGAACCTTTTGAGAAACATTGTCCAAAAAACAGAAAAAATTTTTTAAGCTACTCTTATACTTTATATAAATTTTTTCAGTTATTAAAAAAGGACGAATATCTTATTTATTTTCCTCTTCTTAAAAGTAGAGAAAAGTTATTTGAACAAGAAAATATATGGAAAGGAATATGTTCTGATTTAGATTGGGAGTTTATCAAATGTATTTAAGAATTACGAATGCTTGCAAGACCTTTATCATATAATGCTGTAACTTGACCTTCGCACGTAACGCGCGCATCAAACGCAGCGGTTGCCGTGACGTTTTGCAAGCCGCGCTCGTTTTTAATATATAATTTAATTTGTATACTATCAAATCTATTAAGAGGTACATAAGATGCAGAATTATAACACGACGCCAAAGGTATTACATATACTTCCCAATGGTCCATGGCGCTGTATCCATCAATATTAGTTCTTTTTGAAAAGTTTTGACCAAATACATTAAGTGCCTCGCTCGAAATAACACCAAATACAGACGTATTATTTAATAATAATTCAAAGTCAAATGCAATATAAGTTCCGTATGAGTCCACCGCTCTCCCTTGGGAGTCTGGTTGGTCATTTAAACTGAGTAATAAATTAGAACTATACAAAGAAAACTCTGATACATCTAAAACTATAGTAGAATTAGGAGAACTAGTCAAGTCATTAAACATTCTACTTTGTGTACTATTTAATCTTTTTGGAATGACACTATTAGTTATTTTTTGTCTTTCAAAATTAGAAAGAATGTAATGTTTATAATATAAGCTAGTTTTAATGTTTGAGATTTTGGTGCTGTCGTCATCTTCATTAAGATTTTTCCAATCTTTAAAATAAATAGTAACGGATACTTGTTGATCTGGAGAAGCGCAAACAAAATGACCAGTTTCTGTCACCATAGAAGATGGTAATGGTGTGTACATACTTAAACCTTGGGTTAATAAATGAAGAAGAAAAACATGTTTTACATACGAGACGACGCCGCCACCCGCCGGGTAAAGCGTCGTTGTGTACGGGGCGTCGCCGGCGCTAAAGGTGCCCATCCCAGAAGATTCTGTTTTTGAACCAATAATATCAATTAAAGATTTACCATCTAAACGTTGCCATATAGTACTTCCAACTTTAAAGTCTATTCTATCTATAATATTAAAAAGTGAATTAAACTTGCGCGAGGTGTCTCCTCCGTAAACTTCCATTTCTAATCCAATATCTCCAAGAACATCTATTCCAGAATCTAATATCCAGGTTTTAGACCCCATATTAGGCGTGTCAGCAGATTCTGCACACTTCGTAAAAGTAGAACCATATAGTAAAGTTTTAGTAGTATCATTTTCGTTCCAGAAAGAAGATCTGTCATCTCCTGTAGGGGTTTCTGTAGCTACTAAACCTTGCGTACCTTTTCCATTAAAACCAGCTAAAGCGGCAATTGCAGACATTTGTTTTAATTATTATAGATATATTTTTTTTAAAATTTTTACAAATAAATGTATCTATAATTTATTTAATAATTCCTTATAGCTTATAATAGGTATATTGTTCATCATTGCCATTTTAATTTTAGGAGATTTGCACTCTAAAAAAGTCATTTCATCTTTTACAACTAGAAATTTAACTTTATCAACTGTTTCATTTATATTATAATTATTTTCAATAAGATATTTAATAATATTTAAATCATTATTAAATCCAGATATAGCAATGTTAATCATCAATATTAATAAAAGAAAAAAAATTAGTAAGTTGTAATCGAAGATGCCCCGCCATTGTATAATACAGTGGTGTATCCAACCGCTGTTACTGTTATTGGTCTGCTATTCATAAACCGGTTAAATTCAGAAATATAATCCGCGGGATCGGCGCTTATTGAGCTTAAAGTGTTATCACCAGAATATATAAGCCCACTATCGATCGATGTCCTCGGCTGGTTGACATTATGAGAAAATACTAAATTTTCTACTTCTATTTCTATTCTAATATTATCATATCTATTAAATGGTACGCCACAACCCATAGGTGTATTTGATAAATTAATAAAAATATTATCTTGTTCGGGGTCATAATGTTCTAAATCTGGAAACATCATATTTTGTAACATACTGATAGGGGCGCTATATCTAGTATTATTTAAGTACAATGTAGCTGTTATATTTTTATAACCCCGCCAAAAATCGTGTCGTGTTTTAAAGTCAGTAATCACCCCTAAATTAATTATTAAACCAGAACAAAACAAACTAAAACTATCGCAGTTTATACTAATCTTAGGAGAGACTATGTTAGAATTAAAGTCCTGCGAGCTGTGCACGGGTATTGTTGTTTCCTTAAAGTTCGTTTTATGTGTTATAGACTGCGTATAAAATACTTTTTTTGGAATTGTAATATTACTTAGCATATTTCTCTCATAATTAGATAACATAGTATACTCGAGATATAATTTAACATTATCTAAATCTTCTATATAATTCGTTAAGGGAGAGGTTCTACTACTTTCGCTCGAATCAAGTGTGTCGGTGTAGCTATGGAAAAGACTTTGTTTAAATTTATCTATTTTATTAAAATAAACTTTAACATGAAAGTCTTGATGTGGAGCACAAGACATTATGTATCCATTATTATTCTTATTAATGGACTTTGAAAATGACGGCAACTTAAGAGAAACCCTAACTTTAGGATTTTCTGTACCAAGTGTATGTTCCATATCAGTGGAGACGCCAAAAATAGTTTGAACTGATAAAATATCCTGTGAACTAATAGTTTGCCAAACTTGACTCCCTACTAGAATTTCTATTTTATTTATAACACTTGTTTTAAAAGGAACAGAATAAACTCCGGTGTGTACGTTTTCATACAAATCCGAGTCGGCGGCGCTTTGCTTGCTCGCCGCGGTGCTAATCATAATATCATATGTTAGTAGCATTCCGCCAATTATATCAGTATCAGAACCTGGAACAGTAAAATTTACAATTCCGCCGAATGTATTTTTTCCCGAAGAAGATTCTAATTCTACTACATTAGTACCTGTAATCAATTGTTTAGTATTGTCATCTTTTGTCCAAACTGTGGATACTACATCATCGGGATTTCCTTTAACCGTATCAACGACACAAAGGCCCTGAGTACCCGAACCAGTATAACCTGCTAATGCTGCTATGTTTCCAGACATTTGTTTTATTATTAATAATAGAAAATATTTTTTTAAACTATTTTTAATTATTAATTTACGTCATTTTTAATTTAGTACATGGAAAGCGAGGCAGAGCCTTTAACGTAAAGAGCAGTTGTCTCACCGAAGCAAGTTACACTAACAGTGGCACCTTTTGTAGTATCATAGGCACCAGTATTACACGTGAGGTTTAGACGAATATTGTCAAAACGATTAAGAGGAATAGCAGAACCGTCGTATGCATGCGAAGACAATGGGAAAACAAAATGACTTAAATCACCTAGACCGCCATTAAAATGAGTTCTACTATTATTAATACCTAAAGAATTGGCGGCAGATGCCGATAAAAATTCACCCGAGAGTACACCCGAGATAGAAGTAGAATTAAGTAAAAGTTCAGCACTTAATAAACTTCCTTTTTTATGATTTCTATAAAAAGTATGAGCACCTCCAGGTCGTTCCACATCAAGACCTTGTATATCAATTACAAGATAAGATGCGTATAACGAAAAATGATCTAGATCAACTGTAAATTGTTGTGCAGGATTAGTAACTGTCTTGAGCGTATTCTGAGTAGTTTTAATTCTCTTAGGAAGACCCTGTGGCATATTCTTAAGTTGCTGTCTTTCAGCATTACACATCACCTGCTGTTTACCGTAAAGATGCGTTTTAATAGTTATACCATATGGAACTGGTTTGGAAATCTGATAAAGGTATACTTTCCCAACGCTCTGATCATTCGATGAGTTATAGCAAACGCAGCCTCGGTCCGCGCCGAGGCCAGTCGAGGTGCTCAGCATTCGGTTGTTGCCAGCGGATGACCAGAATCGACTATGACCTACATAGGCGCGATTCTCTTCGTTGGCGTGGCCGGTACCTAGTGCAAAACAATCCTTAGCATCAGAATAATAAACTCTAATCTTGACCTGTTGATGAGGGGCAGCGGCCATCAAATAACCGTCTTCTGAAGTTTGAGAAAATTTAGTAAATTTAGGCCCAAGGGTTTTACTAAATAAAGGAAGTTTTAAAGAACACGAATAAGTCATACCTGGGTAAATTTGCCCAGATAGTCCATTTAAAGGTCCAAGGCTTGTACCATTACCTCTCGTGTCACTCGAAAAAATTGTATTACCTCTTTGTTGTGCAACTGCCTGAGCATAATCACCATCTGATAATTCTGTACGCTGAGCAGAAAGTATATCCTTACCTTCTAAAGTCTGCCATACCTGTGTACCAACCATAAATTCTACTCTCTTAACTAAAGCAGCAAGTCCATCTTCGGAAAATACGCCACAAGGAAGCGCTGGGTCAATAACATCGCCGCCCTCGTCTGTCACATCATCTGCGATTTTAACGTCAAGATTTAAGTATAAATCACCGAGTGCATCAAGATCGTTATTAACTGTAAATATCTGATTACCGTTTACTGCGGCGCCAGAACCACCCGAAGTTGGAATTTCGTTAATAGACGAACCGAAAAGTAGTACTCTAGTAGTATCGTTAGCATTCCAGAAGACAGACTGAACCTCACCGTCGTCCACTGCAGCGATCGTATTTGTTACAGCAGTACCTTGAGTACCAGTTCCATTATACGCAGCTAAAGAAGAAACTCCCATTTTATTTTATTATATATAAAAGAAAATTTTTTATTTTAAAATACGAAAATAAATAAATAATTTTACGAATGTAAAACAGTATATTTATTTTTAAAATTATTTTATATTTAGTACATAGCTAGAGAAGCACTGCTTTTATCATAAAGAGCAGTTGTCTCTCCGAAGCAAGTTACGTCAATGGTACCTACACCCGAAATAGTACTATCAGGAACTATCTTTAAGCGAATGTTGTCAAAACGATTAAGAGGAATGGCAGAACCGTCATAGGCGTGCGAAGCTAATGGAAAGATATAATAATCCTTTGAGGTTGTTGTACCTACAGAAGGGCTATTAGAGAAAATACCTAGCGAGTTTGCAGCAGTGTTTGATAAAAATGAACCAGGAAGAACTCCGGATACTGACGTAGAATTTAATAATAATTCAGCGCTTTTAATACCAGGAATCACTAAACGATTAATAGCTAAATAATCTTGCGCGACATTAATGCCACCTGTGTCATAATCAACCTTGTCTATATTTTTAGAATAATTAATTTTAATTACTAAATAAGATGCATATAACGAAAAATGATCTAGATCAACTGTAACTGTTTTATCAGCTGTAAATCCAGAACTCGCTGTGTGATGAGCATTTTGAGTCATTTTAATTCTCTTAGGAAGACCCTGTGGCATATTCTTAAGTTGCTGTCTTTCAGCATTACACATAATCTGATGTTTACCTAATAAAGTTGCGTTAAAATTAACCATGGTTGGAATCTTCGAAGGGGTAAAATTGAGTCTTGCGTGGGTTGCCATAAATTGAGCAATGAACCACGACGCGTCGGTCATATTATTAGTAAGATCCATAAGAGGTCCAGAATCTACGAGCTCAGTAGCCGTGGCGGTGAGCGCGCCGTTGGCGTCGAGGAGCGAGGTTAGCGGCGTTCCAGACCCAGAGACAGCGAGGGCGGCGTCATTCGATATTGGCGGCAGGGTTGGACGTGGTAAATAAACTCTCTGTATTTCATCTTGTGTGACAAACATATTTTCACCTCCGGAATAATAAACTTTAATCTTAACCTGTTGATGTGGCGCCGCTGCCATTAAATAACCATCTTCTGTTCTTCTAGAAAATTTAGAACTTAAATCATTTATAGTTTTTGTTAATAAAGGTAATTTAATGCAGGTTCTGTATGTCTCACCAACGTGGACAGGGGCCATTCCATTAATTCTAGGACCATAATATTTGCTACCTGCTTCAGTTAACATTCCCATAGATTGATCTACCATTTCAGTATAATTACCTTCGTTAATTTCAGTGTTTAAAGCTGCTAAGATGTCTGGGTATTCCATTGTTTGCCAAACTTGTGTACCTACCATAAATTCTACTCTCTTAACTAAACTTGTTATACCAAAGGGTTTAAAACCCGCGACAGGAGGGTCAAAAGCTATATTTAGTTCCTTGAGCCCATTAGCCGTACTGATTTGCTGTGCGGAGGTACTCGGAGGTGCGCCAACCAAAGCATTCAACTGGGTCAGCTTACCCGCCGGATTCGCGGCGACGACGGTGCCACTCGTCGCGTTGCCTTCATATCCCCATATGTCGACCGTGCCCTCGGCGACGCCCACCGGCCCGACTATGCTGGGGTCACCGAGTGTGAGAAGTTGTTGCGTTGTACCTGGCTCGGCTACAGACAAGCTCTCCTTTTCATTTATATTAACTTCAAGCTGAAGATATAAATCACCAAGAGCGTCAAGATCGTTATTTACTGTAAATATTTGAACTCCGTTAAAAGGCGCAGTCTTAGTGGAACCACCCGAAGTTGGAATTTCGTTAATAGACGAACCAAAAAGTAGTACTCTAGTAGTATCGTTAGCATTCCAGAAGACAGACTGAACGTCACCGTCATCCGATGTAGTAATAGTATTGGTTACAGCAGTACCTTGAGTACCAGTTCCATTATACGCAGCTAAAGAAGAAACTCCCATTTTATTTTATTATATATAAAAGAAAATTTTTTATTTTAAAATACGAAAATAAATAAATAATTTTACGAATGTAAAACAGTATATTTATTTTTAAAATTATTTTATATTTAGTACATAGCTAGAGACGCTGCTTGACCGCGGTAAAGAGCAGTTGTCTCGCCGAAGCAAGTTACGTTAATATTTACATTTGGCACCTCAGTATCAAAGCTATCGACTCCCGTATATGCACTAAATTTGGTAGGCGTTACTTTTAAGCGAATGTTGTCAAAACGATTAAGAGGAATGGCAGAACCGTCATAAGCGTGCGAAGCTAGTGGAAAGATGTATGTATTACCGGTATCATTGATCTTAAAAGGTACGGAACTACCTTCAAAGAAAACGGCGGGAGTGGGCCATCCCAGCCAAGGGGGGTTGAGGTTCGCGTTCGCACCCAAAGCGACGTCTGGTTGGTTGTTCATCGAGTGTCGGTCTGTCGGGTCGTCTGATAACATATTATGTTTATTAAAACCAAGACCTAAAGATTCTGCTGCGCACCCCTTTAAAAATTCAGTAGCAAGTACGCCCGAAATAGAAGTTGAATTTAATAATAATTCACACGATTGTAAACCAATATGCGAACCTTTAGATAATCCAAAAAACTGTCCCTGGCTGACCGTCGAGGAGGCGAAATCGTCGCGCTCCACCTGCAATGCGATCGGCGGTGCTCCCTCCCATCCCGGAGTATCCGGCGCAAACGAAAGCTGGACGACTAAATAAGACGCGTATAAAGAAAAATGATCAAGATCAACTACTACAGTTTGTTGCGAAATAAATTTATCAACATTTAAAGATGCATTTTGAGTCATTTTAATTCTCTTAGGAAGACCCTGTGGCATATTCTTAAGTTGCTGTCTTTCAGCATTACACATAATCTGATGTTTACCAGATAAACTTACACTCCAATCTCCATATTTCTTTTCAGATACGGTATTAGACCAATTAATGAACGAATCACCCACCGCTCTCCCCTGAAAGATCTCATTCCCGTTATTAGCAAAATAAACCTTTAACTTAACCTGTTGATGTGGCGCCGCCGCCATTAAATAACCATCTTCAGTTTGATCAGAAAATTTTTCAAACAAGGCAGATAAAGTTTTTGTTAGCACAGGTAATTTAAAAGTAGCAGACACGTTTTTGCCATCTGCATATACTGGTCCGCCCAGGTAATTTGGAGTAAATAAAGATGCACCATCTGCTCTATTATTACCCATTGCATTAAGCTGTAAAGAATGATATTCTCCCTCAGACAATTCGGTAATATTAGCCGCTAAGATATCTGCGAGTTCTACTGTTTGCCAAACTTGTGTACCTACCATAAATTCTACTCTCTTAATAAAATTAATAAGACCATTTTGTCTAAGAATAAGTGTGCCGAACGTTTCTTCGTTCCCAGGACCACTCTGGGTGGGACCCGAGTTGCTGTCAAAATTGAGAGATAATGCCATGTTTACAGTGAGATATAAATCACCGAGGGCGTCAAGATCATTATTAACTGTAAAAACTTGGTTTCCTCCCCAAGTAGCGCCTAGACCGCCTGTTGATGGAATTTCGTTAATAGACGAACCGAAAAGTAGTACTCTAGTAGTATCGTTAGCATTCCAGAAGACCGACTGAACCTCGCCGTCATCCGGGGCAGTAATCGTATTAGTTACAGCAAGACCCTGAGTCCCGCTTCCGTTATACGCAGCTAAAGAAGAAACTCCCATTTTATTTTATTATATATAAAAGAAAATTTTTTATTTTAAAATACGAAAATAAATAAATAATTTTACGAATGTAAAACAGTATATTTATTTTTAAAATTATTAAGCAAACGAAGTAGAACCACCTACTGTAGTTTGAACTTTTGTTCCTACACCAACCACCGCAACTTTTGTAATAGGAGACCACGGTATAATTTTATTTGAGTCGTATGCCACACCACTAACCTGGGCGTTTCCTGAGTATGTATTATTAAAATTACCATCTACCTGTGTAAAAGGACCATATTTTAGTCCATATCTATGGTCTACGTATAACACCACTTGCGCACGCCCAACTCTATTCATAGGAACACCTGATGTGCTAAACGGTTTATTAGCTAATGGTACTACATAAACCGGAGCCCCACCCGCGGACATTAAACCAAAATCTGGTCCAGTTTTAATTAGAGTATTTGCGGGAATTCTTCCAGATGTTTCGCTTCCTAACTTAACTTCTACCGAATCTAACCAACCCGAAAGAATACCTCTCATATTAGAACCATCTCCGCGAGATAATAAAGTAGTGTCTGCATGACTATAACCTGTGAATGCAAATAGATCGGCTGCATGCAAAATAGGAGTATTTCCAAATAATCCCAGATACACCGGCTGCGTGGAGCTGCTGCTGGGCTGCGTCGCCGTCCATCTTTGATTTATATCAGGTGTTATATTATATTGATTGCCCGTGAAAGCGGTCGTATCGTAATCACCTGCTTCAGCCAATTGTAAAGAAGTATCAAGAGGAGAAATAGAGATAGAACCATCAGAACGATGTGGGGATGCAAAAGCAGAAATAAGCAAATGCGAAGCGTTTAAATCAAAAGAAGTTAAGTCTATTGTTACAGGGATTGGACTTGCATCTACCTTAGTTACTAAAGTTGGTGCTACGTGGTTTGCCCCCCTACCCCATCCAGGTATATCCAAGGCGACATTCCAGCTCCACTCATCTGATGGTTCGAAATGTAAATTAGATGTACCAACAAAAGGCGTCGCGTTATCACCGAATGTTATAGTTTCTCCTTTATTTATTTCTCTAACTACACTCTGAGATGTAGTAACTACTCTATTTACTATATTGTTCTTAAGAAATTCAGTTTCAGTTTCTGTGAAAACATGGTCCTTAACTGTTAACCAGCTTCGGTAAGTTTTCAACCAATTTTTTTGTGAAGTGGGATCTCTTATTACAGCGGTCGACCCGATACCGAAGGTTCCTTCCGGACTTTGATGCGTTGTTATAAATTGTACACCACTCGACGGAAACAACTGATTATAATATACTATTATTTTAGTATTATTTTTAATAGCACCCGATTGTAGAAAACTGTTATGCATGTCAATAGTTCTACCAGTTACAGGCAAAGAAAGTGTAAATGTATATTCAGAACCTTTTACAATTAACATTTGGTTATGAGTTTTTTTCGACAAAAGTTTATTCAGGTCTGAATGAACGCCGGTATCACTTCGAAAGCCTCGACAGGTGCTATAAGGTCCTTCATAATTATTTTTAAATTGATTATCAACTCCGTTATTTAACCAATCGTCTAAAGTAGTTGTACACTGTTCTGTTAGATTTCTCATAAAGATTTCTTGTGGTAATATAGTCTGGTGAAGATGACCCCCTACAATAACTTCTATTTTATTTATAATAGACAGTAAAAAGTCTTTTGGTAATAAAGAAGTCCCCAACTCCGTCAAAAGATAAGGATCCGGTGTGTTCTCCAAGCCGGAGGTGCTTGAATCGCCGACAGCCGCCATCTTAGCTGTATTCATAACATTGTCATCAAACCTTATGGACATAGAAAGATCCATACCGCTAATTGCATCAATATCTGATTCAACAAAAAAAGTATCTTGATTAAGTGTGCTAGTCGGTAAAGTATCCTTTGGTAAAGATTTAAGACTGCCATGTATTGTACTTAGACCAGTACCATTGATATACTCAATTTGACACTTTGAAAGAAATTCAGATTCTATAACTTCGTCGGGCTCTGGTTTATTTGCTCTGCATACAGATTGTGCTCCGGTAGAATTAAATGTTCTAGGCGTTATCGAACTGAGACCCATTTATTATTTATTAAATATAATATATTTTTTTTTTAAACGTTTAATATCAAAATTTAATAAAGTATATATTATTAATTTAAAATGAATTATGGCTGTAATGTTGCTGATCTAATGAAGAAGCCAGAGTCTACTCCTGAAGAAGAGTCACGCGCTC